GCCGGAGCGTGCCGGCTGCCGTGCGGCCGACGAGCTGGGCGGGGTCGTGGTTGACGAGCGCGCGGCAGTCGTCCTTCTCGCGCAGCGCCCGGTCGAAGCATCCGGGGGCGATGACCTCCACGAGGTCATCGTGGAGGGAATACTCGGTCGCCGGGTCGCCGTCGCGGTGGAACACAGCGGCATAGCCGACGACGGTCGGCTCCTTGCCGTCGCGCGTCTCGAGCCGGACCGCGGGACCGGCGTGGTTTCTTCGCAGGATCATCGACCTACCTCCAAAAGGAGCGATTGGACCGAGGCGAGCCGATCCGGCACCGCCTCCCACTGTGACAGTTTCGCCTCGACCTTCGCCGCCAGGTCGGCAGGCTTCGCCTCGCCGGCCAGCGTCAGCATCTCCGCACGGATCTCCTCGAGGAAGGATGCCGCGCGCGTCGATTCCTGCCCGGCGAAGGGCAGGAACTCCGCAGTGACCGTGCGGCCGTGCTGGGCCGCCAGATCGTCCAGTTCGGCCAGGAACGAGGCCGGCGTCCGGGCCGCCTTGCGCAGGCTCGAGCCGAGCCTGCGCAACATGCGGACGGCCGTGGCGTGCGCAACGTCGCGCAACGCTTGCGCGAGGCGGCCGGCTCGGGCCTTGGCGTCGGCATCGGCATCTAATTGGCCTAAGATCCATCGGGCGTTTGCGCTCAGCTTACCGCCGTGCTGCGAGAGGAATCGCGCCGCCTCGTCGCGGACCTCAGCGAGCCATTCGGGATGCGCGTCGTCCTGGGATTCCACCTGCGTCGAGACGCCCCAGAGCGCAGGCCACGCCCCCATATAGCCTTCCCCCGCGAGATCCTGCATCTCGCCGAAAGCCTGGTACATTTGGATCGTCCCGCCCAGATCGACGGTTTTACCTGCGTCCGTGTCCAGCCAGAGAGTCGCGCTCATGCGTAGCTCGCTTTCCCGAGGTAGTCGTACTTCTTGGACGAGACTTCTGCGCCGGTCATACCCGGCTCTTTCGCGGCGTAGTAGTGGATCTCTTTCTTGTCTACGTCGCGCACGCCGATCATTACATACGCCTTCGCCTCGCTGTGCTTCGCGAACTTCTCCTTTGCCTCCTTCTCGTCCGCCTTGGCCTTGAGCCGGTACTCCGTGGAGGTCGTGTTGCACATCTTGAGTTCGTAGAGTTTTCCCGAGTGATCGTATTCGAGGTCGATGGAGCTTCCTTTTTCCTTTACCTCCGCCTCGGTGTGGCTGCGCTTCCCCTCGGGGAGGATGTTGCGGAACCCGAGCGAAAGGGCCAGCTTTTCGGCCTGGTCGCCCGTCTTCGTCTGCGAGTCCTCGCCCGTGGGTCGGACGATTTGCCCACCCCCTTTGGTCCCGGTCTTGGCGGGTGGCTCCTGGTAGGTTTTCGCTTCTGGTTTCACGTCTTTGGGGGTGCCGTCCTCGTTCTTCGGCCTTTCGTCGGGATTGCTGGGGCGGTTCTTCGCCACGTCCTCCTTCTCGTCCTTCTTCCCTTCCTTATTCGTTTTTCCGCCCTTCTTATCTTCCTTGCTCCCACCCTTTCCGTCGCCCGAGCCGAACTTGCCGTCGGGATCGCGCTGCTGCTCGCGCGTCCCCTTGTCGCCCGGCTTCGCCTTCGGGTCGGGCTTCTCGGCCGGCTTCGGCTCCGGGGCCGGCGGATCGTCGTCTTCCGCCGGCGTCTCCGGCATCTCGAGGCCCACCACGACCCCGAAGTGATCGAAGGTGGTGCCGCCGGCGTCCGTATCGGACCAGCCGGCGTCGAACGCCGCCGCCGGGATCATGCGCGGGCCGGTCGCCGCGTCCTGCACGAACACATGGCCCAGGCCGACGCCGGTGACGGCGAGCCAGTGGCCGACCGGCCCCCCCCCTCCC